AGAGGTACGAGGACTGCGATTCTCTCCAGAAACATGCATTTACTCGGACCGGGATCGCTCTTCTGCTCTCACAATCGCAAGGCTGCACTGCATGGAATTGATGGGTCTAGGACGACCTCTTCCATTTTCCCACAGCAGCTCTGTTGTTGTTGATGAATAAAAATTCGTATTGTTGTAGACACCACTCGGTCCCCCTCCGGTGGTCGCGACAACATTAGGTTACACCGCAAGGTGTACCGTACACTCAAGAAAGCGGTTTCATTTTAGTATTCCGTCGAGTGTATTAAAGCCGCATTGTGTCTTACGCAACCGCATTCACGGTGGTCCGGTCATCCAACAAAATCGCATGATCTAATCTCAGACATGACAATGATTGACAACATTGTTTGTTTTTGGAGGGGGATATCGGGTTGTATAACCCATACCATCGATTATTAGGAGAACTTATGTCTTTACATAGTTACAATATTCTAAGTATATTAACTGGTTTGGATGAACAACCCATTCCTGTGATTATCCTCACGAAGCGAAGGCTAAGCCACCCATACCACTCATGATTCTTAGTACATTATAATTGATAGCATATATCCTTACCTTGACTGACCTTGGTGATCCGTTTAGGTTGACTGCGTTTGTGGTTAGGTTTATTGTTAGGTTGGCGTTATCAATTCTAGACATGTTGCAAGATCCTGATGGCTGGTGTTCCTCTGGCTTGAGCGCGAATGAGTATACATTGATTCCCTTCGATGGTACGTTTTCGTGGTGCTGGTACGTCTGCACCAGGTTCCAGTACTCTCCGTCCCTCTCTGACAGTCGCTCGTGTCCGTTTAGAGACAGCTTTGCCCTAGCGGTTGGGTTCTCTCCTCCGTCTGCTGCGACTGGGATGTAGACTCCGTATGTTCCTCCTGATGCGATTCCTGGCATTGCGTCCGTAACGCTTGGTGAGGGTGATGCCATGACCTTGTCTGTGTAGTTGAACCACTGCTTTCCGAATGGCGCGGACTCTGAGATGTTGTCGTCTGGCTGGACGACCCACACGATCTCCTTGCACGGGTGGTTGAAGTTGAGCTTGAAGTTGTTTGATGTCTGTGAGGTTGACTCGTCTCCCCCGAACTGCAGCTGCTCGATGAGGTACTCGTGTGGTGCGCTTGCGAACCTGCGTCGCTCGTCTGTGTCCAGGAAGATGTAGTCGATGAATAGTGAAGCTGTTGCTAGAGATGGTGTTGATACTAGGTTCAGGTTGGTTGTCCAGGTGGGTGGGTCTGACTCTGTGAGTGCAGTGTTGCGTCCTGCCCAGAAGCAGTTCTTGGCGTCGTTGAACTCTAGGTTGATCTTGACCTCGTGGTACTGCAGTGCGATGAGTGGCAGGGCGAGTCCTGGGTTCCTGCACCACCAGAACTCCAGGGGGATCCATAGGGTCTTGGATGGCACGGTCATGGCCCCCCTTCCTGCTGTTCCGAAGGTGTTGTCGTATATCTGGGTTAGTTCGGGCGTGTTTCCTAGCATGGACGCGTATCCTAGTTGATGTCCTGGTGTCTGGGTGAGCTCGTTCCAGATGTGCATCCAGTCTCCGTAGTGGCGATCGATGCGCTGTCCTCCGATGTCGATGTCGACGGTCTTGATGAGAATGTGTCCGATCCAGTTGAGCCACCTGAATGCGGTTCCCTCTGGGACGGATATGGCTGGCAGCTCGACCCTTAGGTATGCCTTGTGGATAAGGTCTCCGTTTCGGGAGATGTTTGCGGTGACCTTGCGTCCGAAGTCTGCGCTTCCGTTGAAGACCTGTTCAATGGACTCCATGGCGAAGGATGTGTGCCTGCGGTGCACGACCTTGAAGAAGGTAACCTGGGGGTTGGATGAGAGGTACACATCCTGTGCACCGAAAGCGACGAGCTGCATGAGTCCTCCAGCCATTTTGTGAGATTATTGAGTTTGTATAATAATACCATAGATTTTTTTTACGGGAGTTCTGCGCGCCTACAATTTTTTGTACGTTTCTACAAAATGCCCTTGTACGACACGGCCAACCGTTTGAGAAGCGACCGATGCTTCCGGGCACTTCGCGACTCTGACGAGCGCAAGCTTGCAGACATGACTCTGACGGACCTGCGTATGCGCGATAGGCAGCGGAACATTGTTTGTGATACCCGCATACGCGATTACATCACCGGAAAGAAAGACGAAGGTGCAACTGCTGCTGCTGATTCTGCTGCTACTACTAAGGAATGTGATCCCAGCAACAATGGCAAAAAAAACAGGAATTCTGACGACGACTACAATGCGGATGACGAGACGTTCCTTTTGGTGACTCGGCGTCACTTCGATATGGCCAACAACACATCTAGGAACCAGTGTCTAGTCGGTGACGGTGAAAGTGACAGTGACAGTGACGGAGATTGTTGCGATCCAGGGTCTGGTGAGCATAAGAAGCGTTCTCTCGCGTCGGATAAAATGCGGGACCCTGAGGATGTCGCTTCGCGATTCCCGAACCTGCGCGTGTGGGACGGGTACGGCGTGGGTGCATGCGCCCCTTCCCCTGGATGGAATGATGATGATGATGATGATAATGATGCGAACGGTAGTACTACTGTGCAGCCTCGGACGTTTGTTGCTGCGCCGCACATTGGGGCGCACGAACCGACGCCTTTGATCATCGCCGGTTGCGCGCAGCGCCACCAAGAGGGGTGTATGACCACGCGCCGCGGTGGTGGGGATGCATCGCTATTTCGATTTCACGGTATCTACGGCGGTCGCCGATCCGGGATGTTGTTCACGATAGACGAAGCCCCTGCGACTTTCTGTGACACCCACCTCATGGAGCGTAACGTTGATGACGGTCGATCAACGGGTCGCGCTTGCTCCATTCCAACCACTGTATGTGAGTCCGGACGCATCGTGGACCGCTTGGCTGAGCGACGATGGGACACGTTTGACCCCGTCGTGTTCAAACGCCCTGATGCGGACGTTAACAGCGTGCCTCCTGAAGACTGGGTTGTCGGCGGCGCGTCTTCTCGTGACATAGCCAGACGCCCCGAGTTCTTGTGCATGCGCGGTTATCAGTATGACGGACGCCTATGGCGCATGAAGAAACCGTAGGAGGACGTAGAAATCAAATTATGTCCATTACTTATTGCGAGGGGGAAGCATCTTTGATGTACGCATTGTCGAATGCGCGCATGAACATGATCGCGCCTATGACCAACTGATTTCCGTTGAGAAAGGGGTACGTGTTCACAAAGAACAGTTTTCCTCCCCACAACAGGTAGAACTGGAGTTTGACTCCTGTAAGCGTCTTCGTCCATATATTGTCGAACATCTTCATTAGAGCAGGGGGCAGAATCCTGTTCCCCCTATCGTTGGTCAATTTTTCTACATGGGGGAGAAATATGTGCGGGTCTTTCACGTTCGCAAGGATGTACGTCTTGTCGTTGCCCACGACGAAGATGTTCCAGAACTCAACGTGGTCCGTTATGGGGTACAGGTTGTCGATGTGGTATGTGTCGGACACGGGAATAATGGAAAGATTTTTGGATGACTGATTGTATTGAGATGGTCGTACATCTTCTTCTACCTCCTCTATCTCATCACTAAAACATGCGAATTTCAATTTAAGATTTTTTACAAGATTGACGTTGAAGAGGGACATATGTGTCGATGTGTAAATACTAGGCACAGTTTTTTCTCAAATAAAGTGGGACAAAAATGTACGACGTGTACTGCGGCTCTCATGATACCTCCTGTTTGATCTCGAAAGGTTTTTTGATTGATGTTGATTGATTGATTCTGTAGAATATCATGTTGGTTTACAAATGGTGGGCGGATAATGGCACGATCATACAGTTGTTCTCAAATAATTTTGGGACACTCAGTATAATTTGAATGATATCCCCTGAAACCAGGTACAGGTCCGTGCTCAGACAGCAATTGTTCTTGCAAACCCATATTTCTGACAAACATTCCGGGGACGAGGATACACGGGTAGCTTAAATTCAACGGAGTGAGTGGTTTAGATGACGCAGGCATTTGTGTTGCGTTCCTTTACGCTTATTCTTTTGTGGCAAATACAATGCAATAAACAATGGATCGGAGCAGCTATGCGTCGTCGTCTCCGTACCGTGTCGAACGCAAGATCTTGATCGATAGTCGGTCGCGTGACCATTCGACCTACCCCAGTCCGAACCACTACTCCGTAATTCTCGACACGGAAATCAGGGACATCCGGTCGGTGCATCTTGCAGGAGCTATTCTTCCCAACGCAGCCTTCACGTTACCAGGCCATCGAAATAGCGACTTTGGTATCGTGGTGGGCACCCACCCTCCCAAAACACTTGCGCTTCAAAGCGGCGATTACATGTCTGGTGCAGCTCTCGCTATTGCTTTGAATTCACAGTTAGGATCCCATTCTATCACTGCGTCTTTTAGGGGCGTAGACAGCCGGATCGTGTTCTCAAGTCCGGATGCCGCGTTCGGTATTTGGTTCGGCAACGAATCCTCATGTCCGGCGCGGCTCATAGGATTCGAGTCTGATTCGATTTTGTCAGCGACATTCGACACGGACGCTAACGTCTGGCTACTCGAGGCCCCGTTCCGTATCGACCTACTAGCGTTCAGACGTTTCATCGTCGTAGAGATGTGGCAGCCGAGCGCTGAAGTACTTGTTAGCCCCAACGCTAACGTGAACACCGCATTCGCAGTGATCGAGTATCCCACGAACACTTCCACGTCCGAGCATTGCGGAAGTCTATCTAGCGGGATACGGACCATCATGGGGACACCAAAGACTTGGGACCCGCCTCTGTCATCGATCCGACGTATCGGCATCACACTCAAAAACGACGACGGATCGCTTGTCGACTTTCAGAATCAAGACCATGTTCTGGAGATCATTGCAGAAAGTAGCACAATTACATCGAGATTCACGTAAAACAGTCAGTTTGTTTGTTTACTATTTTAATCATTTAATCAAGAAGGCACTCACAGACACATCCCGAAA